CGCTTGTGCCTCAGCCTCTCCCAGCCAGGTAGTGGGTGCATTTCCAAAGGCTTGAAATGAGATAAGATGGGTAGCCCTTGGCTGGAGGCATGGACCCAATCGTTCATCAGGTGGACTTCTTGAGAGGCGTATTTCTCAAAGCCTTCCTCGTTCTCCTCCACCCACTGATCCAGGAAATCCATCTGGTCTGCCGGCTTGGTGAACCCCCACGGATGGGAGATGATCGCGGGGGTTTGCTTGAACCACTTCCTGTCGATCCAGGCGTCGTTCTCCGTGGCGATGACGTCTGTGTCGATCTTCAGCCAGTAGGGCGTCCCAACGGTCTTAGGAGGCACGTGGACGAATCCTGAGAGCATTTTGTAGCGTTGGGGATCTCCCATGCGTCCTTCCAGCAAACGCTCGTAAGAGACGCCCTTAGGGGGCCAGGCGTAGAGAGTAAGTCCCTCCTTCCTTGTTCCCACCACATCGTAGATTTCGTCCGGCTTGACCTGCTCCTCGTCGTAGAAGATCACCAGGGGCTTTTTCATCAGGGAAGGCTTGTGCTTCCGCCAGCTCCACCAAGTCCAGGAGAGCTGCTCCAAGTGGACCCTATCGACCCCTAGGACAAGGGTGAAATCAGGAATTTGATTCACGGTTCCCTCCGAATAGATTTTGCAAAAGCAATGACGTCTCTAGGACAACCAGGCTGCCGAATGACCTGAGGGATCATTCCCACAAAAGCTCCCCCCTCAATGTCCCCAAAGTCTGGATTTGCCGTTACCATTAGAGATTCCCGTGGAGGCACTCCTGTATCTTTTTGGACTGTGGTATAGGCTTCTTTGTGTGGTTTGTAGACCTTATGGGCAGCAAGGTCGATTATGAAATCCCAAAAAATGCCATTTTCTTCAGAGATTTTCTTTAGAAGAGATGCAGATCCATTTGAAAGTGTGCCGCAAAGAAACCCCTGCTCCTGAAGCATCTTGATACCAACGGCAGAATCCGGATGGGCTTTAAGATGAAACCATGATTCTGGAAACTGGAATTCTGAGAAGTCATTGGAATTCACATGGTCCACATAGGCCCGAATCTCATCCCTGCTAATTCCCTCCATACTGAAGATTGTTCCGAAACAGTCGAACGCCATCGCTTTAATTGTCATTTATTATCCTTCCTTTTCCTCCGCAGACGTCACATTTCTGATATCCCATGTCCTTCTTCAAGGTAACTCGATAGCCTTCCCCGTTGCAGTTGCTACAGAGTGGGCCTGAACTGTTTTTGACCACCACGGGTTCTACGGGGTGCTCTTTCGACCATTCGTACCAGCGGTTCACGAAATCCCCCATTAGAAAACACCTCCTACGTCATGGCGAACGATATCGTCCATCCTGCAAATCCCCCCCTCTTTCCCTGGGAAGTAGACCTCAATCGCCCTGCTATCCTGAAGGGCCTTAAAACGATGCCAAACCCCACAGGGGACCGTGTAGATGCAGTTCTCCGTCAGGATGTGCTCATCCAGGGCAGAGAAGAGATTCTCGTCTGAGAATCGTTCTACCATGATGCAGCCCTCAATCACGATGAACTGGTTGGCCCGCTCCTGGTGGTAGTGGATCGAGCAACGGGTATTTTTCTTTGTTTCCAGGTAGGAAACTGAAGCCTGTGGAGAAGCAAAGACGTGCTTGACCCTGCCCCAAACCTTCTCTTCCCAGAACGGAGTGAAATCGCTCATTTGTTCTCCTTTTTTCCGTTATCTTTCTTATACCACCCCTTGAGATCGAATGGCTCCAAAGGCACCTGTCCCCTGCAGACCTTCAGGGCTGTGAAGAAATCCACATAGGGGAAGGCCCGCAGATGGCTGTGTTTGTTACAGTTATAGACCTGAAATCCGTACTTCTCAAAAATTGGCTTCAGGCGGATAAACCAATCGTTCGCAATCCCATACTGGCGATTGTTCGCATCGCAGGCCCCAATGTCCCGTTCCTCCCCAAAGGCATAGTTAGAGTATAACCCCTTGGAGGGGTCCATAACAAAGTCTACGCCTAGGAGAAAAACCTTCCTCGCTCCTAGGTACTGAAGCAGACGAAGGGCTAGGAACATGGTGTTGACGGTCTTCTCTTCTCCCGTCTTCTTGACGCCCATATCGTGGTTGCCCCATGCGGCAGACGTCTCTGTGAACCAGCTATCATCCACTGAGAGCCAGGACCGTCGCTCGTAGCCCCAGCAGTTAGGGGCCTCTGCGGTGGAGGTGTCGATCTGCTGGAAGGTCCCATCGGGATTTTTCTTTCTCAGCCGTCCCCTGTTTCTCCTCATCTTGGGGGTAGGGAGGAACTTGATGATCTTGGGATCGAGGAAAATCCCGCTGTGAAACTTCATCGGGGGATCTGAGCAGGTGAAGGCAGAAACAGGCACGTAACCTGCCACGTTGTTGACCCCCATGGAGAAGATCCCCCGCTCCCTGAGCTTCTGATAAGGGACGGTTTTGACAGAAGGGCCCCCACAGACCAGAAAAGCGGCTCCTCCGTTGAGAAGGTTCCTCAGCACATGGGTCTGATTGCCATTCCTATCCGTGATTCTGAGGGGGTCTTGGAACTTCTTGGAAATATCGGGATCGTCCAGCCTGAGCGCATCACCACAATCTGAACAAGCGGCCAGACGACCCCGATTGTTTTTTAGAGTGCATTCTCCATGGACCTTGCACTCATAAATAGGCTGATCAATTCGTTTGCGGGATTCTTCTCGCTTGCTGCCTAGATATATACAAGGGGGAGGACTCATAGGAGAAGGGGGAGTTCCGTCTCGACATTTCTGCTGGGTTTCCTCATTGGTGATTGTTTGATGCCAGATGCAAGCTCCAGGCAAATCACAACGGCAATGATGTCCTTCGCCCACTTGTTCCCCTCTTAGTTCGATTTTTGAAAAGAGCCAGCCTAACAGCAGCGTAAATAGCCAATTTTGAAGGATTTACTCCAATTTGCCTAGCCGATTCTTGGATTAAATCCACCACCATCTCTTTGTTGGAATTGATCAGATTCCAAGAGGCTTGATCCAGCATGGTGGAGAGCGATTTACAAAAGCAGCTAGGATGGTTTTGATCGTAGCCCAGAGAATGGAAGAATCCCGTCAGCCAAGTGCCGATACGGGAGTTGTCCGGGGGATCTAAAAGGAGATTTGCCGTGTGAGTGGATTCTTTTTCAGGGTCGAGGTAAATAAACTCCCATGAGGGCCTCGGAGAGCTGATCTGACGCACGTAACGCTCCATTCCCTCTGTGGGGACGGAGATCCTGCACATGGCCTTCAGGCTGCCCGCAGGGACGTCCAAATGGACAATCCGCTCACAGCGAATACAACGAAGCCCGCTCTCGGTTTTGACGAATTCACAGTTCATTTATATGGACGAGACGGTGAGGGTGTCTGGGATATTGAGGCAATAGATGAAAGGATCACGATTTTTATAGGTATAGTTTAGGACATGGGTTCCTTGGCACATTTCTTGAATCAATCCAGTTCCTTCCCAACGTCCCATAATTGCATTCCCGCAAATTGCATTATCCCAGTTGTTAAAATCTCCGGTATTAAACTGAAGGATAGAAAGGGTAGCACGTAACCCGCAACTTTGCCCTCCCTTACTAACAACCTCAAGTGTAATGTCGTACCCAAAAGGAATTTGAAAACAATCACTAATTCCACCGAAAACTATTGTGTAATCTACTGGTTGAATTCCTAAAGCAGAAAATTCCCCCACATATTTCCATCTGCATCCATTTCCAACCGCATCCAGTAGATGTAATCCATTTATTGCATCACAAGCCTCTGCTTGAAGCCCCGTGTCATAAAATAAATCCAATGGAGGATCTGCCGGGACTCCCGTTCCTGCGATATTGTTGAAACTCACAGCCCAGCCTGAGGCAGCGGGCTCTGGACAGCAGGGATCGCAGGTGACCCCTAGGCAAGCTGGACAGAATTCTTTCTCCGTTGATTCAGAAGCAGAACGAGTGAACTCACTAAGCTGCCCTTGGGTAGTGACTCCATCTAGCTTATACCCCACTGACCCGCCGGCTACTGAGGGGGTGTATCCCGTTGAGACGTAGTAGTGGTTATTACTCCCATCTGTGAGAACGATGCTGATGATTCCATTGTCAAAATGGATGCAGTAGAAGAATGTCTGAGACGAGTTGAAGACGGTAAACGACTCCGTGTAGGTCCCCACCATGGAGCCTAGGACATCGCCTGCAAGCACCGTGACTTGGAAGTAGGTCAGGTTCGCTGCTCTGCGAAACTGAACCGCCGTTCCGGGATTCGTTTCCAAGTCCGTGGAAGTTCCGTCAAAGTCAAAATAGACGGTGAACTTGTCGCTAGAGCCGTTGAGAATGAAGTAGCCGGAAACCTTCCCTGTGTGGCCTTCTTCCCCTAGGGGATGGGTCTGGATGATCTTCCTGATCGGATAAGTAGGTCCAGTCCCGGCGAGATCCGCCTCTTGGCAGTCTAGGTAGCAGATCGTGCAAGTGAAGTCCGTGGGCTCAGTAGGGCAGCAGCAGCGGTTGAACTTGTTCTTCATGGCTCTACGGGGGGCACTCAGCCCCTATGATCCGCCACAGGGACTCGCTGGAGAAGTAGCCGATGATCACCTCCGTTTCCGCCTGGATGTTCTGATTGCCAGTAATCCAGTCGTGGCGGACGTCTGTCTGTGTTTCTCCAGTAGCTTCCAGAACCCCTTCCTCGTTCTCCTCCCAGAGATTAATCACATTATCCTTCGTGTCTGGGGCAACGATGGTTTCTGTTTTGCCTATTTTGAGGACGATTCCGGCAGAAGTGCCGAACGGCATGAAAGCATCCCGCTGAGCATTCCAATAAGCAATCAACTTATCCCCAACCAGAACCGCCAATCCTGATTCGGTTGCATCTAGGATATATGGCGGATCTTCATCCGATGTTTTCCAGGTTGGACTTGTAGCTCCGTGATCGTAATAGCGGAATTTGATTGTATAAGTTCCGTCGCTATTATCCGAATCAACAATCACCTGCTCCATTCGGAATGGGGCAGCTATAGACAGTGAATCCGCTGAACCCCCTGAATGGGAATTGATATACGGACCTCTGATCCCTTTTCCAACACGGCGACAAACATCACTCAGCTTATTAACATGCTGGTGAGTGAGACGGTCACCGCGCTTCGTTACTGGGAATTCTTCTCTCATTCTGAAGCTGGAGTAAATAAAGTATTGAAATCATAAGACTGATAGACGCTATCTCCAGTCGCCCCATTGGTCAAATAGCGTCTCCAGCGACCTTCTTTCTTATCCCAGAAGTGGTTGTGACCTACATATGGAGCCTCTTGTACAACATCTCCGTCAGGTGTCACTTTATCGGGGGAGTTCTGCCCTGCCTGTTCCCCGAAGCGGATCTGAATAGGTCCTACGTTCTTTTCCAACATCTTGACTGTGAGTCTGATTGGGGCATGAGTATATAGTGGATTGCTGGTTTCCGATGAGAACAGCATTTGGTGCTCTTCCGTGTGTTCCCATCCAGTTAATAGCAGTGTTTCCGCCGGAGCACTATAGAGGAGTTCAAAGGTTGAAGAATTCACCCTTCCATTTGCTGAGCGGAGCCGATCAACCATTGTGTTCTTATAGAAGTCATAATTCAGCATTGGCCAGGTGAAGTTCCATTCAATCAATGGAACAAATACCGAATTGGGAAGTTCCAATGTAGTGTTTTGGGTAACATCTCCACCCACATCATCAAACCAATAGGCATTTAGCGATTCAGTACGGATAAACTCCCCTGCTGCGGAACAACTGATCTCCAAGAATGTCTCAGGATCATCTTCTTTCGCATCTCCTCCCCCGCCTGATCCGGGAGATTGCGGATCATCATCATAGGAGATCTCCACCTTGATGATATCGTGATATGTGCCTGTTACAGCACTTGTATCGGCCCCGAATGGGTCAATTGGCAATCCATCTACATGAGATGACCACGACACGTTCTTTGCAATCAAAGGGAGATTCCCTTTCATCGCCGTGGCTTGCCAGATCGGCATGTTGTTCAAAAAAGTGGGGAGTGGAAGGACCTCACGAACGAAAGCTTGGAGATCGGTGGCTTTGATTAGAACCGTTTCGGTCGCATCAGTTCGATTGAAACCAAAGTTTCCGGACCTGTTTACTAGCCGATATTTGATTCCCCCAACGGTAGACTGTCTCCATGTAGTGGGGTCGGTGTAGATAGAGTTCAAGTCTGCCATTAGGCCAATCCTCCGAAGTCGGGGAGATTATCCCACTTGTCGGAAGTTTCTTTCAAATAGTGAATGACTAGATCGTTCTGTCGATTGTTCTCATTCCAGAACTTCTCAACTTTTCTTCTGTGCTCAGCTTCCACATCTAGGAGTTCTTGTTGAATCTGCCTTCCCAACTCAGCAATCCCGACCATGGAACTTCCTGTTTTCTTTTTCTTTGCCGTTTCCGGCAATCCGACATCCGGTGACAGTTCAGGACGCTCTACTCCTTTGATATTCATTTCAGCTAAACGCCTATTTCTTGTCATTTCCAAGGCTTTAGCAAACTGTTCAGCTACTTTATCCCTATCTTTTTTAAGCTTTTTCAATACAGGACTTTCTTTAAATTTAGATGCTGTAGCTACTTCTTTTGCGTAGGCACTTGAAGCGGCCTCCATTGCATTTTTCATGACCGCATCAAATCCTTTTGTTCCCCGCCTTGTCCATCGGTCTACAATCTGCTGGGTCATTTCATCCCAAGCTCTTTTTTCTGCTGCGGATCGTTCCATCCCCTGTCCTTGGTAAACATCTGCCCTTGCTAACCATGATCCGCTTACGTGCATTTGGGCAATGTCTTTTTGTATGTTGAAGAAATTACCAAATAGATCACCTAACGATGCAGCTAATCCTTTGAATATTTCCCATATGGCTTTTGCTCCTGCTTTTGCATACACAGGAAGCGTATTAGTCATTAATGTTTGCCAATTCTCAGAAATGAATTGAGAGCTTACTTTAAATTGTGCATTTAAAAGCTCCCAAGTAAGTCCTAGGTTCTTTGAAATTGTATTCAACACATCGGCCACATTATTGGCCCATTGCATCAAAGGACTATTAACGTTATCAAAGACACGCTTCAATTTATCGCCTAAAGAAATGGCAATATTTATGACGCCTTTTAGAACAGGCATCAGTGATGTACCAAGATCGGTCAAAATGAATTTGATATAGTTTTTGAGAATATTGAATGATCCGGATAGCGTCTTGCTCATCTCACTCAAAATACCTGTATATCTACCAGTTCCTTCTGTAAGGCCAAACATGACCTTTTCAACCTCAGAGAATCCCACCTTCCCTTCCTCAACAAGCTTCAGCACTTCTCCTGAGGATTTTCCCATCTCAGCAGCTAATAGCTGCACAAGTGGCACAGTGGCTTCTGTGAACTGACGAATTTCCTGGGCTTGCAACCTCCCCTTAGATCGAACTTGTCCGTAGGCAAGGGCAAGCCGTCCAAAATCAGCATCCGTAGCAGCGACGACGCCAGCCAAAGCCTTGACAGTCTTAATCAGGTCCTTAGAAGCAATCCCATAAGCCAAAAGCTGCTTAGTGTTTAAAGTTAGTTCTTCAAAAGAGAACGGAGATGTCAGAGAAAGTTTGCGGATCTCATCAATGATGCCCTTGGCTTTCTCTGCTGATCCCAACATCACTCGCATGGAGGTGGTGGTGGTTTCCAAAGAGGCAGCTAGACCAAACATCTCTTTTGCTAAAGATGCTGCCCCGATACCGACAAATAACCGTTTCAGCTTCAGGCCCAGCGATTGCTGTCTAACAGTGATGTTGTTGTTGATGATGTTGCTGATCTTTTTGGATTGATCAACAGCAACACTCTGGGCACCACGGAAGTCGCCTTTGAGCTGAGAGGCATCTGCTCGGATTCTGACCCAGACTCTAGCTAGTTCAAGTCCCACGTTTGTTCACTTTCTTCCCCGCAGGCGTCTGTGTGGAAAACGGCACTTTCATCAACTCCCCGTTCGCCATCCTGACCTTGATCATCCCGTCTTTATCAACAAAACGAGCAGCCTCCAACGAATTTACAGTCCGTGTGTTTCCAGGACCTTTCCCAGTTCCGTCTTTGAATATGTCTTTATCGCATGCCCTGAACCAAACCTGATCAGGAGTCATGTCGCCAACCTGCTGTGGAGTGTACCCGGCCCCTCCAGAGTTAAACGGGTCTTCACACAGCATTCTGATCACGTAGGCGTTTATTCCAAACATCAGCCCTCCCCCACCAGTGTCTTTGTAATCAGTCTCCTGATTCTCACTGGCTGTCTCTAGGGAGGAGAGCTTCATATATTTCCCTCGTCTGGTTGGGTGATATTTTCAATGATTTGAGCAGCTTCAACCTGCTTGGCGATAGGCCAATTCTCAATATCGCTTTTCTTAACCCTAGGATGCTGAATACGCACACTTTCAAAAACGAAGGAAATCATTCCCTCATAGCTGCCTGTTATCCACCACATGTCGTAGGAAACAGGATTTTGCAACGGTTTCTTGCCGGTTAGTTCTTTGACTTCCCCCGAATCAATCTGATTGCTGTCAAGAGCCGCAACCAGTAGATTCTTGAACTGATCGTCTGTAAGTTTCTCATCTCCTGGATATATTTCTCGGAGTCGTGATTTGAGCCCTTCTGTAACTTTGATGTTGGAGGCGGAATAGCTTTTTTTTGGTGGCAGGTCTTTGATGTCCCAACGAGCGGCTTCCTCCACTTTTTTCTCAAGAAGGGCCTCCTGTTTCTCTTTAGGAAACAAATGAATATTCTTGGCGTAGGTCCGCAAATACTCAGCTTTGTAAAAATCAACTGCTGCTCTTTGTAGCTCAGCAAGTTGCCTTAATTTTACAGGAGATAGAGTGAATTCGGTATCTTTATCAATGCGGATCTTTGCTCCCGCACCGAGAGCCCTGGCTTCTTTATCAGCCATGAGAAGGATTCCTTAAAGGTAAGATTTGCAGCAGTTAGTTTTGCGTTTTACAACGCACTTTATCAAAGCCAAATAGACGAGCGGCTTCTGCTGAAAGGCGAATTTGCCTAGGGGGAAGGGATTGACGGTGCCGCTCGCGTTCAGCTTCGCAAGCGGCACATGGGCAGGTTGGCAAATAGTGGTAGCATGTCTCTCCGTACTCGTGAATCGCGTGTATGAGAGGCAGGCTAGTCATTATGAAGATTCGTTTACCGGATGTAAAATAGCAGATGGGTAAGTTGGATCAGAATCCGGATCAGGATCACCAGTAGGTCCGTTTTCTCCAGGACCGTAGACAATTCCGTCTGTTCCGAAGCTCCCTGACCAACCAACGACTTCCTCAGTATCCATATCGACCGTCATACTGAAATCAAGAGCAAGGGCCCTCTTGAAATGCCAAGTTAACGTAGAATCAGGAGCTACCGATGCTCCATCAAGAGGAAAGGTCGAAGTTCCCATCCAGAGATGCACATTGATATAGTTGGTCCCTAGAGCCAGGGGACTGAAGATTGAAGCCCCGTGGTCATATTTTCCCTCAGCCGTGAAGGTAGCGTCTCGACGTCCAATGGCTCGATTCGTCCAGCCATAGCTATCTGAGTCGCCCCACTCGGATACGGTTGCGAGGGTTTTGTTCAAGGCCCATTGGGTGGTACGGGCCACAAGAGTACCGTCAATGGTGATTTTCCCATGACGTCCCGTTACGGTTCCTATTGCTGTCATTTTCTAAAGGGCCTTACGCTTAATTAACTCTGCGAACTCCAGGACGAACTACTCGTGCTTGAGGAGCTGCTTGAGGTTGAACTTGTGCTGATCGAACTTGCGGAACTTGACAATGAGCTGTACGAGCTGCTGCTCACGCTGCTAGATGTGCTGAGCGACTGGCTGCTAGAGCTGCTAGAGCTTTCGCTGGAGCTGCTAGAGCTAGTGCTTGCACTGCTGGAGCTAGAGCTTGAGCTGAAGCTAGAGGAACTGCTAGAGCTACTGGTGCTCGATGCAGAGCTGCTGGAGCTAGAACTAGAGCTGCTAGACGAACTGGAGGAGCTAGAGCTAGAGGAGCTTTCGTCCGCATCATGGCGGCCAAGCACCCACATGCTGTAGGTCACAGGACCACCGTTAGCAGTGAGCTTCAAATTGAAACTCGATCCGCCTACCGCATACCCATCTTCAGCGGTTTGGGTTTTGAATAAAATCCCACCACCAATCAAAGCCCCTCCGGTAGCGACTGTATGGGTTCCAATAGGAGTCCAGCCATTGGACGAACCCGGTTGAATCTCTAATTTCCCCGCTGCCGTAACAGCATTATCGTTTTTGATCAGAATGGCCACAATCTCTTCAAGAGTCAGAGCTTGGCCTACTGAATCATTCCCTGCTCCTGCCCCCACATCAAGATCGGTAAATGACGCTAGATCAATTGTGATACTAGCACCACTGGCGAGATACTGGGACTTATATTGCCACGCACGATTCGCCTGACTGGCACTCACACCACTGGTAAGGTTTGTGGTGACATTGGCGGAAATTGCAGCACTTGCAGTCGTGCTGTCATTCAGGGAGTTCTGAATCGTCGCACTGAGCGAAAGAGCAAATTTAGGACTTGAAAGAGATCGTGCCATTAGCTTTATGTTTCCTCAGGGAAATCTACTTTAAACAGGTATTCAACTTCCCAGCGATGTTCTTCGTCCCCTGTCCGCATTCCTCTGCTGTACTGATACTGACACAGAAGAACTTGTCCATTATCAATTGATCCAAAGTTTCTTGGCCTGGTTGTTGGATGCCCTCCAAACTTAGCCAAAAGCTCCTCAAGTAATACTGCTCCAAATTCCTTCGCTGATTTCGTCCCAGCCGCCTTCGTATGGATATAAAACATTGCTGGGACATCTTCGATTCTGTGTTTCTCAGAAACCGTATGTCCCGTCATCCTAGCGTTTATACTACTTCCAATGATCTCATAAACACAATACGGAAACGGCTGTTTAGGCGTAGCTTCTCCATCGTGGAGAGTTGGGAATAAGGTTTTGTCTTCAGGACTGTAGTACATCTTGAAGTCATCATTTAAATCCCAGCTCATCCAAGCGTTTCTAATCGCTTTATGGAGTGAAGCTATGCCTATCGTCAAAAAATTTCGTCTCCAGGATCTCTAGTAACCCAACTATGGTTAGTTGGGATTCTTTTTCCAAAAAGCCTACGGAGAGCGTCGTAGTTTTCATTGAATGTTCTAACAAGGAAACTGCGATCCAAATCCCTCTCTAAATACAGAGAGTAGTCAACGTTTGTGTAAACGTAGCCTTCCCAAGATCCGTGTTTATATTCTTTAACAAGCCCGAGAATACTATGAGCAAGTTTCCCTGTATCAAAATAGGGATACATCCCTGGCTTACTTCTACTAACAGGACTTCCAGGAGAGCGGTACAGAACAACCCGTTTTGTGATGTTTTTGACTGTCCGAAAGCGTATCATTTTCACCGCTTTCCCCATTTTTTCGCTCATGTCTTTGTAAATCACGCCTTCGACACGATCCCCATTCCATTGGATGGTGACATCGAATCGTTTCTGTCCCTTTTCTCCGGAATGGACACCCCTAGCATGACCTGCTTCGCGGTATCTTTTTTCTATTCCCCGAAAAGAAGCAGAAAATGGTGATTTAGCCCAAGCCATCTAGCTCCCCACTCGATTGAGCGACTCAATAAACGCAGGATAGTCCTTCTCGAAGCGAGGCATCGCGTTCTGCACTTGAGACAAGGGATTCAGCAGGAACTCACCGTCCATCTGCTCAATCTTGTCCATCGAGGGCAACGCCCCCTTCACAACGCGAACCTCATTCGCCTGCACCATGTTGTAAATCTCACGCACCAGCGTCTTCATGTAATGCTTGTCCAGCTTCCCTGTGGAGGTCGGAACACCCCGCAGCTCTCCGCCTGAGCGAATCCCCACATGGTTCTCCATCGACCGCTTGATCTTCCTGCACAGCTCAGGGTCCTTGTTCAGGGGATCGCTGATCTCATAGGTACACTCCGCAGGATCAACGGAAAGCCGCTGACCAGGGATCTCAGGGAACTTGCCTAAGATCGTCTGGGACTCAGGGACCAGATGCTCTTGCATCCGCTTGTCATAGACCGTCCGCGAGTAGGTAATGCGAGAACGCAACTTCTGGCCGTTGAGGCACTGAAACAGCACGTCGCAATTGCGGTGGTGGTCGATCTCAATGGTGAAAGGTGTCACTGGGCAGGTCTTCTTTTCAGCAGCAGCAGATGTCATTTTTGAAGTTCCCCTTCTCCTAATTTCTCAAAACTGAAAAAGTGCCGCCGCCGAATCGGGAGGAGAAAAACCGAGTCCGGCGACGGCAGGCTGCTGCATCCAATGACAGAGCCTAAGGTGGATTCAAAAAAAGCATTCTCAGCTTGTTGACTGTTTGTATTATTCAGGCTATATTTAGGTTCAGGAGCATTAGTTGTTTCAAGTTCACCTCCATATCTCGCAAAGGCGAAAACAAGATGACTGATTTCACTAGAAGCCGAAGTAAGCCTATTTTGACTGACAACACCGTCCAAAACGAAGCCATCCAAGAGTATGTTTCCGGCATCTCCTTGGCTGATCTCTCCAGGAAGTATGGAACCAGTCCCGCCTATCTCAGGAAGTTGCTCAAGGGAAGCGGAGTTGCCACACGCTCTGCTGTCGAGCAGGCGAAGCTGGATGCCGCCAAGTTCAAAGAACTCTACGGAGACGAAATCCTTTCCAGATATAACGCAGGGGAATCTGCCAAATCTATCTGTAAAGATTTGGGACTCTACCCTGCACAAATCCGCACGCTGCTGAACGAGAACAACATCGGCATCAGAAAGGGGCCGCATAAGCACGGACTTGCTGGAACCCCTGAGTACAAAGTTTGGAAGGGTGTCCGCAAACGAATCTTTAACAAAAACGCCCAGAACTATAAGTACTATGGGGGCCGTGGAATACAGATGTGTTCCTACCTTGCTGGTTCGGCCAAAAACTTCGTTGATTTGATGGGGAATAAACCGACTCCCGAACACACTCTTGATCGAATTGACAATGATGGACACTATTCTTGTGGAGAATGCGAAGACTGCAAGAAAAATGGCTGGCCAATGAATCTTCGTTGGGCAACCCATAAAGAAAACTGCCGAAACACCAGTATTGTACGAACTCTCACATTTAGAGGTGAAACCCGATGTGTCAACGAGTGGATTGAAATCACCGGAATTACTGCTCTCAAGACTAGACTCAATGCTGGTTGGGATATTGAAAAAGCCCTCACCACTCCTATGGACATGATTGGAAATCAACCCAATTTGACTCCCGCAGAATTGACTGATCCCATTATTTCTATGTATTCCGATGGGAACTCCCTTATGGCCATCGCGGACCACTTTAAACTCAGCCAAACCGCTGTCAGAAATGTTCTGACGCGAAATGGTATCGAGATTAGAAGCAGATCCGAACAAGCTCAACTCCGTGTTGATAGTAGAAATAGGATGCTCACTTACAACGGGAAAACACAAACTATCGCCCAATGGGCACGTGAACTCGGAATAAATGGAGCTGCCATTCGTCATCGTAAAAATCGAGGGTGGTCAGATGAGGATGCTCTGACCACTCCTCTTGTAAAACGTCATGACCAAGATCATCTTGGCAAAAATACTTAATGGGTTAGGACCCTAAGCAGGTAAAGTTGTAGAACGAGCGATGATCGCTCCACTCTCAGCTTGGCCCCCGTAACGGGCAAAAGCTAAGATGAGAAGCTCGTTCTGCCGACGCAGGGTATCACCCGACGTCTCTTGCATGAGCTGGATGCCCTTCCGCTGATACATGCGATAACGGCCCAAGATCGCGTAGAACGCTTCGGTGTTAGCGAGGCTCTCGTTGATCTTGTAGGGACGCTGCATGATCGAGTAGGAGTCATAATCCATCCCGAACAAGCGACGGGCATCACTCGACCCTACGGCCAGAGCACGGGCTCGCTGGTAGCTCGTCTCATTGCCGCAGAACACCGCTGTGGAGCCGTAACCGCCCTGATGCTCCGGCTTGGAAACGCCGAATCGCAGGGACTCGTAGTTGCTCAAGCTGGTAGAACCACCGAAGTTGACGCTTGTGGCACCAGACTTCTGCATGATCCCTTCAGGCTGGGTGGTGCCGTTTCCATCGGCGATCACGTCGTCCAGGTCTTCCTTCAGGCGGTCGCCGTACTGGCGAGCAATGCGGGAAGCGAAGTCAATCGGGGTGTCGGACAAGAAGTCCAAACCGACATGAATCGCACCCTGCCATCGGAAGATCGTGGTATCGAAAGCCGCGATGTAGGAAGCCGTGTTGAAGAGGCTGACTGCGGTATCATCGACACCACCCCAGCTTCCTGTCACGACCAACTGGCTCACGCCTTCAACTCGACGTCCACGCTCAATAGGAACGACATTGACGAGCGGGAACAGCTCACCGAACAGCAGGGGCCGTTCGATCACCATCGCGTCAAACACGATTGGAGCGGCTTCCAAACCACCCGAAGCACCGCCGTCGTCGATCAGGGCTTTCTGCTCGCTGGGGGTCAGGTGCTTTTGGCCGAAGTAGATCCCGTTCGAGGACCCGCCCCATTCCATCTTTTCCGCACCATAGCGAAGCAGCTCTTTGTCGTGGTCGTTGAGCATGCTGAAAGCCATGGAGGCCGAGCCGTTTCGCTGGCTCTTGGCAATCTGATGCTTCGCCCACGCCCCAGCAACCGCCTTCTCCCGCTCGGAGATGTCCATGTCGCCGGATTCCAGCCAGTGAAGCCTCTGGCCTGCTTTCGCGTGCCTGTGGCCCTTGTGGTTGGTTTCAGGGAAGGTCTTGGTCTGCTTGGTGCCGTCGTAGCTTTCCCAAGCACCCTTGACGCGGATCTGGGAGCCCGCTGCCTTCTCAGTCTCTTCGGTGGTCAAGACGGCTTTCACGCCCTCCTGCCATTCCGTCGATTCCTTGGGAGCCGCTGGGGCCTGCTTCTCTTCAACCTTCGGCTGAGGAGCCGCTTCCTTGGCAACCGCGATCTCCGCCAGCTTGGCGACCAGGTTGGTCAGGCTGTCGAGCTTCTGGGTGAACTCGTTGGCCTTCTCAACTTCAGGCTCAATCGAAAGTTCAGCTAACTTTTCCGCCGAGAGTGTGCCATTGGCAATCGCTTCTCCGGCGGCCTTGCGGTACTCTTCGTCGGAAGCATCGGCAACTACACCGCACTTCTCTTGAAGGTACTTCTTCAATGCGTCCGTCAGTTTCATCTTTAAACCTTTCTTTGGGTTCTGACGGTGATCTTTTCCACTACGACCGCCGTAGTGCGTTCTCTACAGCCCCGCTAGGAGCTTGTAGGTTTTTGCTAGGGCATTCTGCTCCTGGGCATTCTTCATGACCTGCAGAACTGACAGCATCTTTTCCTTCTGGTCCTCGCTTGACTCAGCAAGGAAGATGGCAAACGCTTGCTTGGCAGTGATCTCCTGGACAGCGGTTTCGCCCGATGCGTCCCCCTCGTCCTCGTCGATCATCTTGCGGATCTTGCCTGCACACCTTTCACAAAGAGCCATGCTGCCTCGGCTCATGTTTTGTTCGTTGTTGCACACATCAGTCAGATCGTCGTGGACCTCTTTGAGAACCGCCATGTTCTTCTTGCTGATGGAGCGGCCAGCCTTCTCTTCTGTCTGGGGCTGGTCTTTTGTTTCGATCACTTTCTCGTCGTGGGCTTCTTCTTCTTTTGCTTCAACGACTTCATCGGCTTCTTTTGATGTACAGCCGCATCCTTCTCCGCATCCTGCTCCTTCTGTCTCAGGGCTTCCGTCTCCGCACTCGTTCTCATCACAATCCCCCTTGGTTAAATCAATGCCAACAGCCACCTGGATGGGCATTTGGTTACGAATCGTTTTGCCATACTCCTTCATGATCCCAGAGGTGAGCTTGCCGCCTTCCACAAGGGAAACCAGCACCTCCGCTACCTCCGCATCCGCGTTAGAAGGCACGGAAACCACCGACTCTTCCATGATCTCGAACCGCTTGACGTCAAATCCACCTGGCCCCGTGACCTCTCCCTCGGTTTCCTTCAGTTCCTCAAATTCCAAGGCTCGGAACCCATGGGAGAAACGGGCCATGTCGTTATCTACCATCACGGCGGCGTCATGGCTCAGTTCGTTCATATCCACGATGGCGGAGATCAGAACCAGCTTCTTGGGGTTGTGCTCCACAACGGCCAGCATCTTGCCGATCGGCAGGGTGTGAACATGCTGCCAGAGAAGCAGCATCTTGGGATCGACCACCGCCCCCTCGGTTCTCAGAACATCTCCGTCCCGATCCTTTCGAGGAGTAGTGAGAACATGACGAAAAGCCATAAGAGTATTCTTAGGAAGTTCCACATCCTTCAGGGCTCCTAGGTCTACCTGTTTCTGCTCCACCACCATGTCTTCGTTCGAGTAGGTGAGGGTGCGACTGGCTTTGCGGAGAGCATCGTCATAGGAGACGCTGCGAGATGAAGCAAACTTATAGCAAGTATCAAGACCCACTACTTGTTGCATATTCTTCACCCAGCGATCCGCCGTGAGAATTCCGTGATGGAACTCAGTCAGCTTCTCGCTGCGGGCTCGAATTCGATCAATCAACGAAGTGTTGTCACTTGCCATCTTGTGGGCCTCGTCCCATTGAGAATTACAAACCGCGTACCGCTGGGCGTTCGTCGGGAAATCATCATTCATTGTGCTGTTTGCCATGCACCGCTGAATGAAGTCTTCTTTTCTTTCGCCCGAATTTGGAGTAGGTAACGGCATTTAATCTAATTAGCTGCTGACGATAATCCGACCTGTCGCATAATGCAGGTTCAGGTTTCCGTCGCTCGCAGCTCCTCTAGTAAATCGAATCTTCCTAACATCTCGAACCAGAAACAGTTCAGGCTCGTTTCCGTTAACTAGAACCATCCCACTGGTTTGTGTGGGATCTGTGGCATCATCCATGGTGTATCGGATGTCATTCGTGTCTGCTTGAAGCTCAACAAGCGTGGCTTCAACAGGGATATTAAGCACAGAAGCAGTCTTCACCGCAGCACCCGCTGCAACTGATTCTGAGAGAATAAATGCCATGCTATTAGCACCGTTTAACTAGTGTCGCATCAATAGAAAGTAATTGACGAACAGCAGGCCAATCTTCCTTGTCCACTTTTTTGATCCAAGCAACTAGAGATCCGGTGTCTAGTTGATCGCTTCCCATAGGAGTTTTCTCCACCGCGTATTCCATGTCGCGTTTCACACCAAGCTCTTTCAGCTTGTTGTAGGTGGCGTCTCGTAGAAATGCCACATTCTCACTGGAGGTCTTCCTGACCTGGCGAATCACGCTATTGAATTCATTTTTTTCTAGTTCAGGCATTTCTACCTCTTATGTGTAATTCAAATAAACCGACATGCCTTTAAAATGCACACCAAGTTCATTTTTATCTAACGACAAATCAAAATTTGCTGCTGTGTCATCAGTAGTAACTGTCATAAACAACAAAATATTATGGTTACTAGTATCCCATCCAGAAGTTTGAAGAAGTTCATTTATAACTCCGGCAATGGTTGGGCTAGAAGCAGTAAATGGGTTGCTGTCCCATGTTTCTCCTGGAGTTATGCTTTTTATCAAGAAAGAATCAGACGCACTTCCTGTTTTAGAAGCATTTAAATAGTCTGCTGAGTAATCAAATAACCCATCACCATCTGAATTAACATCAGGAGCATTTATCAATGCGTATCCTGATATAGTGGCTTTTAAATCAACCTGCCCGTTCACCGTACTATCTGTTGGCTGCCATGCAGACATCGACAAATAAGCACTTGTTACTGTATTTGTACTGTAGAGGGGGACATTTCTCAAAAGCAATGCAGTACTGTAGTGATGAGGGCTGTATTGATAAACGCCTCCCCCAAGCGGGTATCTATGCAATGAAGCAAAAAGAACGCCAGAATTTGGCGGATTGTATAAATCAAACGTATCAAAACTGGTTCCACCAACATCCGGGTTTGTGTAATTAACAGTGGATGGATAATTAGCCAGGCTAGTATCAGTAAAATCTGCGCTCGAAATAGTTTCATGTTGTGTATCTAACTGACGATACCACCCGACAAATGGCACTAGCTCTAATGGTGCTCCAGTTAAACCGGAACTGCTCGAACTGGACGAACTGCTAGACGAGCTAGAACTGGAACTACTGGAACTTGACGACGAGCTGGAACTAGAGCTACTTGAGCTGGAGCTAGAGCTGCTAGACGAGCTGGTTGAGCTTTGACTACTGATCGAATCTTGCGAGAGCGAGCTTACATCGCTGAGGCTAGAACTTGATGTAGAGCTGATTGACGAACTAGAAACCGAGCTACTGGAACTGCTGGAACTCGATGTGCTGCTTGCACTTTGACTCGATGTGCTGATACTGCTGGCACTAGAACTAGACGAACTTGAAGTACTTGACTCAGAAAGACTTGAATCGCTAGAGCTTGATGTGCTGGAGGAGCTAGTTGAACTATCGGAACTTAGCGAGATCGAGCTAGACGACGTGCTATTTGAGCTGGACGATGTGCTGATCGAGCTTTCAGAGCTGGAACTTGTGCTGGAAGCCGAGAGCGAGCTATCCGAGCTGGAACTTGTGCTGGACGACGAGCTACTAGAACTAGAACTAGAACTGCTAGAACTCGTGCTAGAAGCCGACAAACTGGAGGCACTAGAACTACTAGATGAGCTACTAGAACTGGAACTAGAACTACTAGAACTCGTGCTAATTGAACTAGCTGAACTAGTAGAAAGTGACGAAGCAGATGAACTCGATTTACTAGAGCTACTTGTGCTCTGTGAACTTAGACTCGAAACACTGCTAGAACTACTGGTACTGAGCGAACTAACATCACTCTGACTAGAACTACTTGTGCTAGAAGCACTAGAAGAACTAGTAGAACTAAGACTAGAGCTACTCGATGTGCTCGGACTTGAGCTACTCGATGTGCTCTGCGAACTAACAGAACTCTGAGAACTAGAGCTGAGCGAACTAAGCGAACTCTGAGAACTAGAACTCTGGCTAGAACTTTGAGAACTCTTAGAACTAGAACTAACAGAACTTGTACTAATCGAGCTAGTAGAGATCGAACTAGACGATGTACTGATTGAGCTAGAGCTGGTTGAACTAGAACTAATCGAACTCAAAGAACTTGTGCTAGACGAACTGCTCGTACTGATCGAGCTGGAAGAACTGGTGGAAACCGACTGACTCGAATCAGAGCAGTCTTCCATGTAGCGGATACGAATCTTCCCATCCCGACGATCAGGAAGAGGGTATTGCTGCAAAGATCCGGTATGGAAATGCGTAATGTCTGTTTCTTCGTCTTCCCCGTTGATGCGGGTATCCGTTAGTTCAATACGCCAAATCGTATTGTAGGGAAGACAAAAAGTGGCTTGATTGACATTGCCAGCAAGTTCAGTAGTAACTTGTGCCGCTGGTGGCGTGTCGTCGCCTGCTCGCGTGTGTCGCGTAATCACTACCGTACGCTTGGTTAAAGCACCGGCAGGAGCGAACTCAACATGAACCATAACTGGCATAGGTACAAATCCAAAATCTGAAAGCAGTGGGTAGTTTTCATCTCAAACACCCGTCGCAGTTCATCTTTGGAAAGACACCTAGACGCGGCTATGGAAACTCAAACCCTAGAAGGGTCTGCAATTACATTAAATTTAGAATAAACCCTTGACAACCACAATGTCATTCTAGGGCATTTTTCTGATTTACTTCTTGAAGTTTCCTCTGAGTTCCTGCCGGTCTATCGCAAGAAGTATAGGAAACCTTGCAGTGGATCATCATTCCCCGATTGCCGTGAACCTCAAATTTAAGAGAGAATTCCTTGCCACTGCCTACCATTTCACAAAAAAGCCTGTCAAACTCTCGAACATTTCCTAAAAAACACTTGAGAGATTCGTCGTCCTCTAAAACCTCTCGATAATCAATTGATTTATTTTGTTCCACGCAGGATCTCCAAATCCACGTAATTCTCGTCTAGCAGCAGCACCTCAACGCCTGATCCCGCCCAACGCTCTAGTTTCCTTTGCAGGGAGCGTCTCTGCTCAAAGTCCAACGGGACTCGATAGCGAGCAATGATCTTGTCCCCTGGCTGGAAACGAAGCACTGAGCATTTGAGATCCGTGAGTTTCATCTAATTCCTCTGGTAGTCGTCCAAGGAGAACTGAGGAGACGGATCAGGCTCCCCCTCATCATCATCGTCGTCGCCCCCTCCACAGCAGGGTGGTGCGTTGGTGCTCAGATAGAACTCACCATGGAGTTGCTGCCCCTGCTCAAGAGGCTTCACCAAGTCCTTGAAAGGAGAGGAAATCTGTGGTTCTATTCGTAGTAAAGAAAAAAGTGTCCCAAATAGCATACCAAGGAAGCCGAAAATCACACTGCCGACAATCGCCCCAATAAGAAAAGAGCCCCACGACATATCTAATCTCTCCATTCCAGTTTGAGTGGTGTTTGTCCGCAGATTGAACGATTGAGATCAACGGTCCATTGGGCGATTGCCCTGATGGACTTCTTTTCTGACTCCGAATGGCGAAAATCTCCTTCTTTGTAACGACCAAAAACCATGTTGTAGCGAATGAAATCCGCCTTGAGATTGGGCGGAATGATGAGATCGTTCCCGCTGACTTTGCAAAACCTATCTCGAAGTTCAACTAATCGCTTCTGGATTTCGTAAACAATAGCGATGTCGTCTCGATTGCTAAGAGTCATTTGCATCGGGATCGTTCTCCTGTGTCAAGTAATCTTCCTGCGGGGGCTGCTCAAGCTGTGTTGGCACCTGATTATCCTGTCCCCCCACCTCTACCTCACGTCCTGCCGCATCCTCCACAATCTCCATCGCGGCTTCCTCTGGGATCTGGAGAAACAGGGAGACGATCTTGGTCCCCGCCTCCGTCCCAATAGACCCCGTGGAGATCATGTTCAAAAACGTCGCCAAGGCCATCATTCCATTGGGATTATCAAGAATTTTTGACCTAGGTCCTACGTCGTTGATATCAGGGGGGAAGCCCAGCTCAGCACGAAACTCATTCTTGCTGATGTCTCCCTGGGCCCTGGCAGAGCGGAGATTGAGCCAATAGAGCTGCTGGTCCGGGTACTCACAGTTCTCCCACCAGACCACCACCCGGCCTTTCCCGTCCATGGGGTCGGAAATGAAGCCTGATGTGCAGGAACTCAGCATTTCCAAGAAAGTGTTAACTCGTTTGCAGAAGCGGAGATGGATGTCCGCCACCTGTCTGGACCCACCAACCGAAACAGGCTCGCCCAAGATGTAGGGATGGACACCAAAAGCTGAGAGAATGCGGGTCCGGATCTTGTCTTCTGACTTATCCCAGCCCATCTCGTTGTTGCTGGGAGCGATTCGCTCTATCTTCTCAATCAATCCATCGACAATCGCCGGCTCCCCATAGTTCATCACACCGCCCATGATCTTCTTGATGGAGTTGAGGACCTGACGTCTCTGGGCATTAGACAGCCGTGGACGTAATCCCCCTCCTGGGGCTTCTGGATGAGGGTCTTTCCCTACAGTGACAACCGTGCCGTTAAACAGACCGTTCTCAAAGAACATCTGCTGGCTGGTCTGAATGTTTTCATCAATCTGAATTGCCCGATTCTGGCTGGTCGAAGGAGCCAAGGCTCTTAGAGGGTGCCCTGGGTCAGGCAGACGGGCCATCTTGACATTCTCAGGACCCAGCCGAATCATGCTTTTCGGCTCGTTGGGATCTCCGACGTCAAATCCCTGAAACGCCCCATTTTCGTGAATCGGAGTCACCCAACTGGTGGGGAATGAGTAAATTTCCAGCTTGCCGGATTCCGTGTAGCCCCCTACCAGGTAGGCCCAACCGGTCAGATTCAAGCTGGCGACAAAGTTATAGGTCAACTCCCAGCGGGACTGGATAGGATTCGGCTTCTCCAACTGATCCAAAAGCGGATCATCAAAAAGAATCTCAAACTCCGTTACCGCCGCCTTGGATTCAAGTGATTTTGGCATGGAGCGGAGAACCCGCTTCTCCCTGCTCAGATAAGCGGCTCGTTCTTCTTCTCGCTTCCTGCTGCCCTTCAGTCGGGCTACCTGTATGGGTTGTCCAGCCGCCTCTAGCGATAACGCATGAACCGCCGCATACAGCCAGCCCCGATACTGAGAATACTTATCCTGAGAGTTGCCGGACAAGTTAAAGGGAAAATACCCCTGCCCTGCAGATGAAGGGGTGGCCAACTCCATGCCGTAGGTCCGCTTCTGGGCAACAAACTGCTCTGCAGAACGCGACATGGCCTTGGTTAATTGAAGGGCATTTTCCAGAGCAGTTGACATTATCTAGTTTTC